AGATTCTCTGGATTAAGAGATCATGCATTAAATCAAAGATTTATAGATGCTGGTTTTGATTCTAGAGAAGATTCTGGGGTAACAAATTCTACAGGAATATTGGTTGTTCCTTATAATGGATTTGAATCTGGTAATGTAAGGAAAGCATTTAAAGCTAAAGAAAAGAATTTCAAACTCAAAACTGGGTTAAGTTTAGAATCTGGTATAGGATGGAATAATTATAGAGAGTTTGATTCCTATGCTCCTATGATTTTGAATGCATCCGATGCTGATGAATACCTAAAAACTTTGAATAAATAAAAAGTTAAAAAAAGTATAACTTAGGTATAAGTTTCAAATTAGTTATACACTATAAATGTGTAGATCGGACCGACGGGTCTGGTTATATAAAAGATCTTTTATATTATCTCTAGGAGGAAACACAATGAAAAACTTTTTAGAATCCGGAATCAATCTGCAAGTAAGTAAAACTTTCACTAATCGTAATTATGGTTGGAATGATTTTGCAACTGAATCTTGCATTAAGACACTTTTCGAAGGTGCTGCTATCTTCCTTGGTAAAAATAAATCCAAGGATACTCCTACAGCTTTAGTATTTAAAGATATTGATGGTCGTTTCCATTTTGGTGCATATGTACAATTCCATAAACAAGAAGAAGAAGGAACCGATGAAGGTTCTTGGACTTTGAGTTATACATATAATGAAGATGATATCGATCCCAAATGGTCTATTTATGACTTTACTGAATCCCAAGTAGCATATAAAGCTATTATTGATATCGCACATGATAAGTTTGGTATCAATTTTAAATATGCTCCTAAAGATGATAATAATAAAATTTGCGAAGGTTCTGCTCAAGAACTTTTGATCACAATCATGGATGTAATTTTCGATTACATGTGTGCTAATGTATCTATCGATCCTGTATTAGAATTCCCTGGATATTTCACGATGACTTCTGAAATTTCTGGCAATAGTGTTTATGTAGGTATTGAACCTTCTGAACAGATGAAGCAACATGTTAAAGATGACTCTGAAATTGAAGTAAATGAATAAGAAAATACTATTGGGTGAGAGGATCGATTCCTCTCATCCTTTTTAATCGTTTTCTTTTTAATTTCCAATAATTTTTTCAACAGAGGGGTATTTAACTAATGAAGAAGATGAGAATTGGAAAGAGAATTCTTGATGTAATTGATCAAGAAGAATTTATACGTAAATCAGAATATAATCCAGAAGCTGTTAAAGAATTAGCAGAAGATACAGCAGTGGTTAAAGATGAGATTGTATATCCGGTTATGACTAAATTTAGCAGAGATGTTGTTGGTGTATATGATGCTGGTCCTCTTTTAATTTATTCTAAACCTGATGATATAGATCTGTCTCAATATAATTCAAAAGATATTATCGATTTTGATAATGTTGAAAATCTAAGAGATTCTATAGAAAAAGCAGCTAAACTTGAAAGTCAAGAACGTTCAATACTTATTTCTACAAATAATATTTACAAACCCATTGTTCAGGAGAATGATACTCCTGAAATGGCACTATTTAAGAAAGCTATTAGTAAAAAGAATATAGATATAGAAAACTATAAACAGAGATTCGGGTCAGATTATTCTAATGACTTAAGAGGTCTTACAGGAAATTCTATTACATTCTTCAAATTAAAAAGATTCTGCGATATCTTTGATATTAGATGCTCTATTACATTTGAAGATAAAAAGAATGCTCCCAATCCTATTGGAGAAAAATTAACTACCTGTGTTAATGATACGGTGTAATGGGAGGATAGTATGAATCAAAGAGAGTTCATTTATAATTACAATAATAAGTACAGAGAAAAATTTAACAAAACTTTGTTTAATAGATCAGATGATATGATTATTTATTATTTAAAGAATATTATCAAATCAGCTGAGCGTCAAATGGGCGTTAATGGTTACTTTACGATTAAGATTCATAGCTTTAGGGTCGTTGATGAATATACCGAGGTACTTGATATACTTAGACAGCATCAAGCTCGTTTAATAAGCAAAAACTCTAAAAAAGGACCTACAGATAACAAATATGATTATATCGATATCAAAGATTCTGATCTTAAACTTCTTATAGTAACCTACTATGTAGAAGCATCAGATGGAAGAGAAATGTTTGATGTAATCATTGCAGTCCCTAGAGTAATAGAAAAGTTCTATTTTAAGATTAATGGAAATATTAGAACTCCTATGTATCAAATTGTAGATGCATTCACTTATAATAACAAAACATCTACAGATAAATATCAAACGGTTACAGCTAAATCTACATTCCAACCTATTCGTATTTATAAGAATATTAAAGATGCAAAAGATATTCATGATGAAGAAGTATCTATGATTACTTTTAATGCGAATATATTTAATAAAACGGTTCCTATAGCTAAGTATATCTTTGCCGAAATGGGACTTATAAGAGGACTGCAATTCTTAAGACTGGATAACTTTATTAGAATTACAGATGAGGATCCTAATGATCCTGAGTGGTATACCTTCCTTCCTAAGAAGACTAGTCAAATTTATATCAATTGCCCTAAATCATTACTGTATTCTAATCTTGGTTTACAGCATGTAATGGGAATGATGTGTGATGAATTAGGAAGAAAGTTTGCAGTACTTCCTGATATCTTCAGTAAGAAATACTGGTTAGATTCTTTAGGTAGGCATTTCAATATGTCGGATCCTATCAATAAAGCTATATCAGTATTGACTTCTTTAAAACTTATTTATGATAAAACTACTGCAGAAAAGATAAGACTTCCTGAGCAAGATAAGAATAATATCTTTTCTATATTAAGATGGGCAATCTATGAATATGATATGCTCCTTCTTAAAAATAATCTTGATATCTCTATCAAAAGATTGAGATGTGAAGAATATATAGCTTCTTTCTATTCTCCTAGATTCTCTAAGGCTATTTATGCTTTATCTGATATGGGAGAAAAAGTAGATATTCAATCTATTAAAAGAAGACTTACTACAGATCCCATGTATCTGATCAATGAAATTACAAATAGTAATTTGGTAAACTTTAGAGATATTACTACAGATAATGACTCTTATCTGTCTATAAAATGTACTTATAAAGGGATAGCTGGTATTGGTGAAGCAGGAAGCAATTCCATTCCTGATATCTATAGATATTGTCACACTTCAAATATAGGGATAGTAGACATGTCTGCTTCATCTCCTACAGATCCTGGTGTTACATCTATGCTTGTTCCCTTGATCAATGTTTATCCTGAAGGATATTTTAGAGATGATCCTAAGTCTAAAGAACCTAATACATGGAAAAGAGTTGTAGATAAACAACTTAGGGACTTTAAGAAAGAAAGCAAATTAAAAGAAGTAATTGAGTTTGATAAGAAAACTTTTAAAGAACCCAATTATGATATTCCTGAATTACAACAATTCCATGTTAAAAAAGAAAGATAGTGATAACGGAATGGTAAACACCATTCCGTTATATTTTTAGTTTACAAGAAAGTAAAACTGATTTTTATGATATATAATAATTATGAGAGAAAGGTAAATAGAGATGTCTGATAATGAATTTATGAGATATTGGGTCTACTCAAGACAGCAGGCTGAACAGCAGATGAAGATACACAAAGTTAGAAATATTTCTAATATGCATTTTAAGAGAATCGTAATTAATGGAGTAGCAAAACCTTTTACATCTGAATTGAAATCTATGAAAGATATAGTATATTCAGATTCTATATTGGTTGCTAAAGGTGATAAAAGAAAAATGGAGATCCTCCAATAAGAGGTGAATATATAATATGAAAGAAGTAATTACTGAAGGAAAATTTGGGGTTTGCCCTATGTGTGGAAAACCTCTTATACTACTAGAAACCATGTATTCAGCATATGGTTTAATCGATGTAGGTACATTTCCTAATAAGCTTTTAAATAGAAAATATTCTATCAAATCTGTATGTATGGATTGTGGATACAGTACTGAAATGGTTAGAACTATGGATGGTATTTTTCCTAAAAAATATTATAAACTAGAAGAAAATAAAAAAGAGCTAGAAAAGGGTAAAGGAGACGCCCTTTTATTAGGTTATATAGAAGATTAGTTTTATTTTTAGCAAAAGGAGATAATCAATTATGTCTATCAAAAGTAATGAAATCTTTTCGTTTGTAACTTTCTTTAGAGATGAAATGGGGAAGATAAATAGATTAAACAATCTATTTGAAAAAGATCCTAATAGGGAAATTATAACTAACTATTTAAAATCTCAATATAATGGAATTGCTAATGGTAAGGTTGATTTTGATAAATTAGTTATGAGAAAGGTTAAAATAACTGATTTGGATTTGTCTTATAAACTAGATGATGAACAAGACAGAAAAGAAGTTATATATAAAGAAGTATATTTTGTAGATGGATTGTTAGATGAATTCCGCAAGCAATTCAAAACTGATAAAGAAATTATGGATAACTTATTATCTATAGATAATGTAGGTATATTAAACTACATTAGTCCTATACAAAATATATTTTGTAATTACACCACTACAAAAAGTGTAATGATCGTATTAGAAGACTTTGTAGATTTTATTTTATCTAATCTGATATGCTTCTATGATGAATATAATAATTTTATAGGAGTATTTGATGATGAAAGATCTAAAGCATTAAAAATAACTTATTTAACAACTACTCAAAATGAGTTAGCCACTGGAACATGCAGGGAATTATTCACTAATTGTGTTGATTATAATTGCGGAGTCACCTATCTGTATAGAGGTAACTTTGGTATTTTAGGTGTAAAAGATTTAATTTCTTTTGCAGCTATATTATCTTATATAAAAAAGAAAGCAGAATTTGTAAATACAACAAATACAGATCATGATTTGTTTAAAGTATTTAAGGTATTGTTTTATGGTCTTATAACCAATTTCCATGATGAAGTTGGTTTAATTTTATCAAATGAAAAGGTCAAAGAATTAAACTTATCTAAAGAAGAATATGATTTAGGTGGATTATTAAAAGAAACATTTGATGCCATAATGTATCTTGTTGAAAATTATGATGATTTAGCTACTAGAAATACTGGTAATTTAGATATGCTATTATATTCTAAATATGAATTAGAATTAGCAACAATAACTAGAAAGTATAATAACGTTATATGGAGATCTTTAGCTAATAATGCTAACGAAATTGTAAAATAATTTTAAAAAGCTACTCTGACTAGCATATAAGTGCTAGTCAGAGATTTTTATCTTTTTTTATATGACAGGGAGGTGTTAAAATGAGACTACTTAGATTAAGATTAAAAAATTATATAGGAATCTTTAATGGAATGGGATTAGAAGATATAGAAATAGACTTTTCAAAATGTACTCATAGAATTCTTATTATTAAGGGAGATAATGGCACAGGAAAATCTACTATCTTCAAAGCACTAACTCCTTTATCAGACTCTAGTATTAATTTCATAGAAGAGAAGACTGCTATAAAAGAAATATCTTACATGATGAATGATAATACGATCGTAAATATAAAATATGAATCAGTATTTAAAGATAAAACAAGAAAACCTACTAAGTGTTACATGTCTAAGATAACACAAGATGGAACTGTAACTAATATAAATCCTACCAATAATATAACCACAGCTAAAGAAATCATCTATGATCTATTTGGATTAGATGATAATTTTATAGTATTATCTCAGTTATCTGCTAATAAAAAGGGTCTTGGTGGATTGAAACCCTCAGAACGTAAAAGATATGTAAATAATATTGTATCTTCTCTTTCTGCATATTCTGAGATGAATAAACTGATGACAACTAAATCATCAGTATTAAAATCTATCTTAGCTTCTATCAGTACTAAACTATCTCAAATAGGAAATATAGAGTTAGTAAAAAATAATATAGTAAAAAATGAAGAAGCTTTATCTTCTCTAAAACAAAAAGAAGAAAACTTAGTTTATAAAATAGCTAGCTTAAATAACAAAATCTCTGAGATAGATACAACTGGAAACTATCTTGATACATATAAAGATCTTTCTTTTAGAAAAACAATATTAGAAAAAGAAATGAAAGATCTTCCTGAAACAAAAGAGTATTCTGAAGATAGTCTTATAACAAATGAAAAAGAGTTTTCTAAATATGAGGCTAGGGAAGAATTTTTAAGAAAAATAATCAAAGATTCATTTGATAAAGAACTTTCAATAAAAGATGAGATAGATGAAAACACAGCCAAACTTGAATCTTTGTATGATAGTAATATATTATCAGATGTAAAAGAAAAGATCAGTTCTACTAAATTAGAATTGAGCAAATATGAAAAGTTTGTATATCTAATAGATGATTATATCAATATCACTGATCAAGACTATGAGCTATCTAGCAATGCTATAGATAAGTTCAATTCAAATATAGATGTATTGATTTCTTCTTATAGTAAAGCTATTATAGAAGAATGCTTAAAACATGAAAACAAACCTAAAACTAATATAAATTTTGATAGTGTTATAAGAGGATTGGAATCTTCTTTGCGAGAACAGCAAGAAACAAAGAATATAGTATTGGAACTAAAAAGATCATCTGATTCTTTTAAAAATATACCTAATGATTGTAATCATAAAGAGAATTGTCCTTTTATAAAAGAAGTAGTAGAATCTCACAAAAGATTAGATGAGTATCCTACATTAGATTCTATCCTATCAAATATAGATAGTACCAACTCTAAACTTGAAGAAGTAAAGATAGGTTATGAAAAAGAAACAACCAAAACTATCTGTTCAAATGAAATAAAATCTATTATAGACCATATAGAATCTATACTCCCTATTATAAATAAATTCCCTAATATAAATATTCAAAAGAAAGATATAATTCATTGTATTAGAGAAGGATTGTATCTTCCTGCTGATTTGAGCAATTATATTGAAAATAAAAATATAATAACTATTATTTCCAGTCTAAGGGAAAATCTTAAGAACCTAGAGGAAACGAAATCTAAGATAGAAGGATCCAGCAAAGAATCTATCAGCCTTAGAAGTACATTAGAAAGATTAAATCTAGAATTAGATGAAGTGATAAAAAATAAGAAATCTAATGTACAGGAACTGGATAGTATCTTAACTAAGAAAAATGAAATAAATACGATACTCAATTCAATCCATATAGCCAAGATTAATAAAGAGAAATATGAAAAATTCTCCAAAGAATATGAAGAAGTATGCAATTCTATAAAAGAAATGGATAAGAATGCAGAATCTCTTCAAATACTAAAAGAAGAATTCAGACTTAATTCATCTGAATTGAATGTACTGAGAAACGATGATCTATTAAATATTAAAAGATCTATTGAAAAAGATAAATATCAATTGGTATTATATGACCAATATAAGAAAGATTATAATGAATACATGTATAAGTTTAATGAACTTCAGATGTTGAAGAAATATACTTCTATCCATGGTATTCAAACAGTATACATGTCTGTATTTATGAACAGCATACTACAAGAAACAAACAATCTTCTTAGATACTTATTTGGTGGGAGATTTGCACTTCAACCGTTTATTATCAATGAATCTGAGTTCAATATACCTTGTGCAGATACTGAAGGAAGAGTTAGAGAAGATATATCTTTAATGAGTGATAGTCAACTCTCAATGATCAGTATGCTTATATCCTTTGTTTTATTAAAGAAATCCTCAGATAATTACAATATCATCAAGTTGGATGAAGTAGATGATAATCTAGATAATATAAATAGAATCCAATTCTCTATCTTAATAGAACACATCATGAGTGGATTAGGATTTGATCAATGTTTAATCATCTCTCATAATAATGAATTAGATTTATCCAATACAGATATTGTAGTATTAAAACTAGAGTCTCAAGAAATGATAGACTCTTTGTACAATTCTGGAGGAAATATTATATTCAGTTACAATGAATACAGAAAATAATATAGGAGGTAATCATGTTATACAAATCAACTCATGAAAGAGTAAAGGATAGAATAAACCCTTATAAGAAGATAGATATAGAGGAAGAAATAAAAACAAAGCCTATAATAACTATTCCGTCTGAATCTGCCTTTGTCACAATAGCTACTATAACAGCTATTATAAACTTAATATTCTCCATATGTATTATGCTATATATCTTATTTGTAAAATAAAGATAGTGGATAAGGGATTACCCTTATCCACATATTTTTTTTATTTTCCTTTAAGATTTTTAAGGATACGTTCATTGGTATATATTTTCTTAAATAGCCATTCTCTGATATCTCCATCAGGCATAATTCTGGAGAAGCAATTTTCAAAAGCAACCAAGTTAGAAATATAATGAGACTTATTTTCAACCTTATCCTTTTGTAATACCATATTATATCTTTTGATAGATTCTCTAGTACGGTCTATTTCATCTTTAAGTGCAGCTCTAGTTTTAGGATTTAATGATGTATCTTTTAAATCAGTTTCTAAAATATCTAATTGACTTTTTATTCTAGATTCAGCAAGTGGGTGAGGATCTCCAGAAAGAAGACTAACTAACCCTCTTGTTAATATGTAATTAAGTGCAAAGATTTCTCCAACGATAGGAACTTTATCTAAAAAATCTTTTCCAAATCCAAATCTATAAGATTCTCTCTGTATTTTACTCATAGCCATAACATATTCAGGCCCATACCCATTTAATGCTACGTATTTATCAGCAAAGGATTCATCTACAAAAAGATCAAATTGCAATAAATTATACATATATTTATTGATAGAGTTAGAAATTAGATTACTATTTATAAAACCTCTGGTTAATATATATTTGAATGAATTGAGACAATCCTCAAATTCAGCTATTTTAAGTTTTATACCATAAACAGTAGCAATTAGTGATAATGTAATATCCCATGATTTTTTAGATGCTTTTGATGCAATATCCTCAGCTCTAATGAATTTGTTAATAGATGACCTAAATATATCACTAGAAACAATAGGAATAATTAATGCTGTATAGAATGCAAATGCTACTCTATATACAAAGGCAAATTGACTAGGTATCCTTGTACCCATTATATTTCCAAAATCATCTACATAGTTAGAAAAGCGTCTTCTCGTTTCAATCCCTTCACCTCTATCAATACCACCATTAACCGAAGCTTGTAGTAGTGTACCAATATCTTTATTAAGTAATATTCTCATAGCCACTATAAAATCTATACAGTGTCTACCCATTCTAATATATTCCAAATATTTAATACCGGATTGAGAGAAGTTATGTCCTATTTCATGTAATAAAATAGACAATATTTCAGCATCTGTAAATTTATCATTAAATAGCAATGAGTCCGTAATCATTACAGTGATATTAACTCTTGCTTCTTTGAGATATCTCATTCCTGTAGAATCTAACATTTTTTGCTCTTTAAATTTATCAACAGATTTAGATACAGGAAGGGTAAGTGCATTCATCTCATCTGATCTAAGAATTACCAAAGACATAGATTCAAATACGAATTCTTTTTCCATCAACTTACAGAATTTAATTAGATTAGGATCATCTTGAATTGCATCATCAGCACTCCTAATTCTTTTTATATAAAATTGTAAGCTGTTATAATCAACCAAATAAGGTGTTCTTATCTCATGTAAGCATTTTTCCATCTCTTTCATTCCTTTAGATTTAGGAATAAATGCTTCATCTAAATTATATTTCTTTCTAGTGTGTTGTATGGAATCTTCATTAATTTTAAATAAAGCCATTGCGGGTTCTCCTTATTTTTTTTTATATTGATGTGGCTTAATATGAATTATGAAAACATTCTTATAATGTGAATATTATATATAAGAAGAAGGGTTAAATACTTAGTATGAGAGGATATAATGAGTTAGATTTACCAAATAAAAAAGAAGAAATTAAATTAGATCATTTACCTTCTTTTGATATTGCTGATTATGATTTTACAAATGAGAAAGATCTTATTAAATATTTTAAAAATATAGAAAAGATATGCAGATCATCTAGATCTTATAAAAAATTTATAGAATATTTAAGAAACTGTGTTGATATGACACAGTGTTCTTTTTATAAAAACGTAAATAATATAGATACATTTTCTATTAAGATTCATATACATCATGCTCCTCTTACTTTATATGATATTGTGACTACAGTATATACTAAAAGAGTAGCTAATCATGAAAATATATCTGAAAATGCAGTAGCAAAAGAAGTAATGTATAATCATTATAAACTTAATGTTGGATTAATACCCTTATCAGAGACTGTACATGAATTAGTTCATAATGGGTATTTATTTATACCAACAAATTATGTTTATGGTAATTATAAAGAATTTGTAGATACCTATGGGAAATATATGGATCCTCAACTAAAATCTACTTTAGATTATTCAGAAATGGTATCTAGAACATATGATTATGATAAGGAAACTAAAGTACTTCATATGTATATGACTTATATAGATCCAAGTGGATCTTATGACTTCCCCAATACTCAAGAGGTTATTTCTAATCTACAAGATCATATAGATAAAATAGATATTGAGGCCACAAAAAATCAATACATGAGTTAGGAGTTAATAAAATGGGATTATTAGTTACAGAAGAATCTTATAGAAATAATTTTGATACTGATTTTGAAATGTTTCTAGATTCTGTTATAGAATCTGGGGAATTAGAATTAGTACTTCCTGATGTAGTATTATTTGGTGATGATTTTACATTAGAAGATAAATTCAAAGTATCTAGAGAATTAGAGTCAATAGATGATTTAGATGATATTAGTCTTCAACCGTTATATTATAAAGATAATGCTATCTACCAGAGTTTATCTGGAAATCAATCTATTAAAGAAAGCTCTGATGATGCCAAGTATTCTACGAATGATTTAAATAATATAACGAAACTTGATGATGCTAAAGCAAAATTAAGAATCTTAAATAATAAATTAGAAGAATCTATTAAGAAACAGGAAGAAGCAGACGCTTCTAAAAAGGGTTGGTTCTCCTCTATCATTCTTCAATTAAAAAGAGCTATTGCTTATATTAAAGATAGAATTAGACAAGGGTATTATGCAGTAAGCGATGCTGCTAGAAATTTTGTTAAAGGTAAAGATAAGTTAAGAAATGCTCATATTGACTACAAACGAGAAGTTGGTAGACAAAATAGATTGATACAAAAATCTCCTTTATTAAAGAGAGAAGGAAGAGCAGCAGAATTTGCTCAAAATACAACAAATCAGACTAATAATGCTAATCAAAACGTTAATAACTTTAATAGACCGCAATAAACTTATATTCTAAATATTATATTGTGACTATTTATTAATAATCTATAAAAGGATTTAAAATAATAGAAAGGAATTAAAATATGATACTCAGAGAAGAAGATTTTTCTATAAACAATTCTGTATTTGATTTTGCTGATTCTCTTTGTCGTCTCGATGAAGAGATCTCATATAGTGCAGAAATGATTCCTATTCGACATATTGAAAGTTTAGGCGAAAACCTTATTCAATTAGAAGATTTTATCAAATTTTCTGAAGACAATTCTATTTTGAATATTGCTGAAGCAATGGATATCGTTTGTAGTGCAAATGGTATTGATAATGATAGTAGTGTTGGGTTTATTGTAAATGAAGCAGCTTTGTATGAAAATGCAGATACTGTAGAATTGGCTAATACTCTTATTAACCATGATATCATGGTTTACTCTGCACCCATTGCAGAAAGTTCTATTTATTATCAAGAATTATTAGAAGCTTTCGAAGCAGATATGCATTATGATACATTAAGTGAATCTCCTGCACTTCAAGAATATATCCAAGAAGGATATGTAGACCATATCAAGAGCAATGCTCATGATGTTGGTAATTTTGCAGCTAAAGCTTCTGATCATTTACAAAATAAATTCAATACTGCTAAGGCATTTACTTTGAACTCTATTCAAAAAGTTCAGAATGCAAAACAATATGCAGATTCTATTTATGCTTCTTTTGAAGGTAATAGCAAAATGTTAGCTAATAAGTATGCTGCTGCAAAACGTTTCTGCAGTGAACTTTGTGATGATGCTAAGAATGCTGTTGGTGACAACAAAGCTTTCTTATCTCAGCAAGCTAATAAGATGAAAGAAGTAGTATCTGCTCTTGGTGCTAAACTTAGAAAATAAAATATTATTATGGTGGAAGGAGAATACGTAGTTATGTTTAATTCTGCTATTCAAACCCTTTCTGAAATGGCTATTGCTGATAAGGGAACCAAAGTTCCCCAGACAACAACCATTGGGGTTGTTGAAGAAGTAAAAACTATTTTAGATGAGTTGAATACTGTTCCTGTTAGTGAATGTAAATTCTTAGCAGAAATGGTCCCTGTTAGAGAATCTAAACGATTCGATAAATATCTTATTGAAATGGAAGACCTCTCTCGGTATATGGTTTCTAATGGTGTCTCTTCTGTAACGGAGGCTATCAATGATATTCTTACTGTAAACGGTCTTCAAGGTCAATATCATAATACAGCCCTTATCATTGATGAAGCATCTATTCTTGAAGAAGTAAATACTTTAGGAATTGGTACTGATGATAAGATGAATGATTGGGCTGAAGGTGGATTGGGTAAAGGTTTCTATGGGGACCAAACCAATGTAATGACTTATCGTAAGTTTGCTAATACCAAACAAATGCTGGATACATTCTTAAACAAATACGGTATTCAACTCATTAAAAAGAATTATACAGTTGGTATTGGTACTATGAATGAATCTACTGAAGACGTTCAACTCAAAGTTGAACCTAAAGATCAAGTAATTCATGAAAAAGATAAAAAAGAAGATCTTACGTATGATAAATACGTAGATGGAAATGATGATGAATTAGATGATGAATTAGATGATATGCTTGGTTTAGGTGATGTAGAATCTGAAGATGATGATAAAGATTTATCTCCTGAAGATGAAACAGATGCTATCCAAGAATCTGCTCATGAACAGCATTTGCAATATTTAAGAGATATTGCAGCTGGTAAATTTGATAAAGAATTGTTATAAATGGAGGTTATTTATAATGGGTGTTTTCTTTAATGAAGATTATACACAAGCTGATGTAAAATCCAGTATTAAATCAATGGCTCGTTGGGGTGCTAAAGAAGCTGTACGTCGTGGGGCTATTCCTAAAGAAGATCAAAAATCTGCTAGACATGCAGGATATAAGATGGGTTTGGAAAAGAACAAACATCTTATGGATAAGACTGGTGGAAAAGCATTAGATAGATATAATAAAGCTGATAGACTCAGATCTGATCGTAACCGTTCTAAGTTCTTTGCTCATGAAGATTATTCTGAAGATCAGGCTCATGATCATAAGTTTGGTTTTGATGATAGCGAAGGTTTATACAATGCAGATGACTATGGCCATGATGAAGATGATTTTGCAATCGATCCTGGTCATTCTGAAAAGAATGATGTATATAAAGACAATGCAGCTGCAAAACTCCCTGGTGTTCTTGCAGCAAGCACAGCTGGCGGTGTGACTGCAGATGATGCAGCAGATCTCCAAGAAGGTTGTGGAAATGATAGTTTAAGAGCTGAGTTCAGGGATAGAATCGATTCATTGCAAAAACGAAAAGATGCTAGAAAAGAAAACGAATATAGTCGTAATAAATATTTTGTGGATAAGATGAGAAAACAAGCTCAACGCAATATCCGTGCCAAATTATTCTCGAATAATTAATCAATTGGAGAGATAAAATGTATTCATCTAATATTTTAGAAGAAGCATCTATTGTTCTTGATAAAATGTTGCCTATAGAAGAGAATACAGAATATTATCCAGAATTAGTTCCTGTATTTGAAGACTATGAACATGCAACAAATATTATTAGAATTGAAGATCTAGTAGAATATGCTACATCTAATAATATTACTGATGGAACAGATGCTATCAATTCAATTTGTGAAGCAAATAAAGTATTACCTGAAACCATATCTTTATCTGTAAATGAATCTAATTTATTTACAGATATTGATATGCTTGATAGTGCTAGATATTTTAAAGAATCTGGATTTGACGTATATATCAATCCTATTTCAAAATCTGATTTGGCTTATGTTTATACTGAGGCTGTATTTAAAGGGATCAATGAATACAATAAAGAAGCAGTAATGGAAGCATATGCTGAAGATGATTTATATTCTTTGAAAGAAATGTTTTCTCAACAAAACTCATATCCTGAATTTAAAAAGGCTATGTATAATATAGAACTCAAAGCCAATAATAGCTCTATTGTTTCAGACTGGATTGGAAAGAAGTTCTCTTCTTTAAGAAGAATGAAATATTCCTTTATGGATAAATTAAAAGCTTCTTCTAGTCCTTTAGAAAAGAAAGATTTATCTATGAAGATAGATCTTCTTAATGATACAATCAACAAACTTAAAGAAAAATTGAAGAATAAATAATTTTTGTTTATGATTACATTATAATAAAATCTTTGGGTATAGATTTTCATCGGATTTATATCCATTTATATATCTCATGTGGAAAATAATTTATAAATTATATTAAAAAACTCTTTATGCATAATGGAGGTAATTAAATTATGTTATTCACTGAATCCGATTTCATGATTGGAGCAAATACAAGTGAAGACAAGAATTTCAATGATATTCTTGGCGAAGCTGTATTCCTTGATGAAGAAGAATGTGCACTGCAGCCTATCGCAGTACCTGTAGTAGAAAATACTCGTATTGGTGCATTGGTTGCTAACTTCTCCGATATCGAACGTTTGTCTGAAGAAAACAACATCGACTATATCGATGCTGTATATGCTGTTGCTGAATCCAATGATGTAAACTTTGGTTCGATCGCTGTTGCTATCGACGAAGCTCGTATCATTGCTGATCCCGAATTGATCGACGAAGTAGCAAACGTTGTTGTTCGTCCGATTTCTGAAAATAGCGATGCTTATGTATTCGTAGACATGCTTGTTGAAGCTTATGCTAAAACTGGTGATGTAGATTTCTTGAACTACTTGTTGGAAGCTGAAAAAGCAGATGAAAAAGATGACAAAGTAGTTTCGGATACTGCCGCAGAAGGCGATAAAGCAGAAGCTGAAAAAGTAGATGGTTTCTTGGCTAAGATTAAGAAGTATGCAATTGACAAGCCCAAAGAATGGATTGCTGAACGTATTGCTGCTTTGAATGCTAAGATGGTTGAATATCGTCAGAAACTTGAAGCTAAAAAGGCTGAAGGTAAAGACCTCTCCATTTTCCAGCAGATCTTGAAGAAGATTGCTAGCTGCATTGAATGGTTGACTGAAAAGTTGACAAGTGCAAAACGTCGTGAAGCTGCTTTGGCTGCTCGTAAGACAGCTGCTGAAAAAGCTGAAGACAAAGCTGCTGCTGCTGACACCGCTGCAAAATAATTGATATCTAATATGATATTTCATCCACTAGGAGTTTAAAACTCCTAGTGGGTTTTTAATCACATCTTGTGTAACAATTCAGTAATTAATCTACTAAGGCGAGGTACTTAATATGAACGGTTATGAAAAATATAATGATATAGATTTATTATTGAATGAAGATAAAGATACATTAGATAATATAGAAGAAGTCGGGAAAGGATTAATAGTAGCTATATTAGTTCGATTTGCATTAAAGATCTTTATTTACGATAAGATAAACAAGGCTATTAAAATCAGAACAGATAAAATGATGAAAGGGAAAGAATTAAATAAGTGGTTTAGAGATCAGATATCTGCTATATATAAGAAGAATCCTAATCTTATAAAATTAGATAAAAAAGAATTTGATAATACACCTAAGATGAAACTTCTTAAGGCTTATATTACTCAAACCAATTTAAAAAGAATAATAAAAGATGCAACCGCTGGTTTAATATATCTTGCTCTTTTGGGTCTGCTTGGTGCTATCTTTAAATTTCCTGGAAAACGTATTTTGATCGTACCTCTTATCATTTATTTATCCTATCTTGGATTTGATACTGGAAGAGCCTATGACTATATTGGAGTAGATGTAGATGGAGAGTATGTTACTATGGGTATTAAGATACGGAAATCTTGTAAAATAGAACTTACTCAAGTAATTTGCTACTCTAAAGATAAAGAAGGAAATTATTACTCTCATGCACTTCCTGATCCTCCTAAGAGTTTATATGCTTTAAAGAAAGAAGAATTGAAAGAAATAGAAGAATTCTATATGAACCATATTGAAAAACACAATGGTAAATTTGTTATCGATAAAGAATTTATAGAAGGTTTAGAGGACTTATAAATGGATAATGAATTAATAGATATTTTAATGGAAGATTATCGTATAGAAGAATTATCTGAAATGAATATGATAGACTCTGAATTTATGGAGTGGCTTTATGAAAACAAAATGCTGGATGAAGATACATTCAATGAAGAATCTTCTGACTCGAATGATCAGTGGAGAATGGATAATATAAATTCTATTCAACAAAGTTTAAATACCTTTAAGAAGTATATAACAGATCAAGCTAATCAAAATTCTTCTTGGCTTAGCAAAAATAATGATATTATTTTAAATGCTAATAAATACCCTGTAAGAAACGGAGCCAATATAAAACAGGCACCAGATTATAAGTCTGCTATTAATAGAATAAAAACTCCTATTTCTACAAACTTAAGTGGTATAGATTTAAAGAGGATAGAATTACCAAATCAAGATCCTACTCAACCAAAACAGAATGATCAGCAATTAATGAGACAGAATTTATGGTTGAAAAAGATGTTTATTTCAACCTATAATGGTGAAACTGAGTTTCAAGATTTTGCAAAAATCTATTATTATGGTAAAGATAAGGTTCATGATATATCAACCCAAGAATTACAGCAATTTCTTCCCAGTGCATACAATTTCTGCAATTCTATAAATACCTTTATAAAATCTTTAGAAACAGATATCCATGGATATATAAATTATATCAACAGAAATCCTATTACTGGGAATACAGAGAATCCTATCACCCAAACACAAATAAACAATAATAATATGAATAATGCCGTAAACAAATCTAATACAGCTAATATGGCTGCAGGAAATGCAACTTCTAATACTAGTTTAAATGCAGATACAGATTTTACATTATTCTATAATAAGTATTTTGGAGATCTATTATCAGAAGCTTATGCAACCTCTAATTCCAGTTTGAAGGAAGATATTGACTTTACATTATTCTATAATAAACACTTTGGAGAATTCTATAATAAACACTTTGGGGATTCATTATCAGAAGCTGATACAACTCAATCTCAACAACAAAATGCAACAAATCAACAACAGCAAACAAGTAATGCAAAACCAAAGATGACTTTTGATAATAAAAATACTTCTGGTCAAAATGGACAAAAACAAAATGGCGAAGACAGCGATACTACTGTTTGGAATAAGAAGAAATTAGTTTGCAATCTTGTTAGGCAGATTCTTAGTACTAAGATGACTGTATCTGGAATGATATATAGAGATATGATGTCATTTATGCAAACCCATGTAAATAGTTATTCCAAAGGCACTCAAAATACCCCTAATCAACCTCAGCCTCAACAACAAAATCAGCAACGGAAAGTGAATGATAAATAATGGGCTTATTTGTTTTAGATGAAGCAAAAAGAATCAACTCTATAGAAGGTATTAAGAATAAAATAAAGAGATTGAGTAGAGGATATAGTCATCATCCTCCTGATGAAGAAAAGTATAATAAGGTAGTATCTGGCCCTAGTAAATACAAGACTAGAAATAAGAAAGCTAAATTTTCTCCAAAGAATAAAGATGAACGTCATATCGAAAAAGATACTATAAATGGAAATGCTAAAGATTAATATATCTCGATAGGGTTAATTCCCTATCGAGTTAATTTTGTCAGAAATTATATACTATAGTAGTGGAGGATGAAAGGAGGAGATTATTATGACAACAAATGTATATCATCCTGTAAAAATTATTGGTGGGGTTGCTGCTATTCTAACTTTAGCAGAAATATTTGGAGGATTATCCAAAGATTTCTATGAGTATGAAGTTCTAGCAAAACCTATGAAAGAAAGAAAAAGAAGAATAAAAACTAGTAAGTTAAGTATTAAAGAAAAAGAGAAGATTAGAGAGATGTATAAAAAAGATACGAAAGGAAGTTTTGATAAACAATGGGGAGAAACCAACAAAGAATACAATTCTATAGATGATATTCTAGAAATGTATTAAAATAAGAAAGAAAGAGGGAGACCTCTTTCTTTTTTATTAACAAATAAGGTTTGTAATTGACTTTAATATAATCGGTTATATTATACTTATTTTTTTTGGTCATATAAGAGAGAAGAATGATAAATTATGGTTATTGATATACTTATAATGCTTTCATTTCACTATTTTGCTGATTTTATATTACAGCCAGATGAATTAAGAAAACGAAAAGATAAGTCTATGTTTATAATGGTATTTCATTGTTTATTATATGCTACTGTAGTTATGATGGGATATTTAACTGTAATAAATATTCCTATATGGTATAGGTATAGCAGGCTTTCTTTTATTATGCTTTTCATGTCACATTTATTTATAGACTTAGGAAAAAGAACAGTTCATAATACTATATTAAAAAATAATAGACAAAATAAACATCTTTCTTATTGTAAGATTAGAAAATTAGATAAGAAGATCTTTGCAATAGATCAGCTATGTCATATTATGATTATTTTGCTCATATATTTTTGTAAGTAAAACCTATATATAAAGTATAAAGAATAGAGGTCACATTAATGAAGAATTATGCTTGCCCTTATTGTAATGCTTCATACCATAGAAAAGATTTAGTAAAGCATATAGACAAGAATCATCAAGATGAACTTCCTTTAAATTATACAGCATATCGCCTTGTATATGATATTGTGAATAATAAAGATGGTCATGGGAATTGCACTGTATGTGGAAAACCAACAAAGTGGAATGAAAAACGTCAGAAATATGAAAGACTTTGTGGAAATCCTAAATGTTATGAAGCTATAAAAAAGACGTATAGAGAAAGAATGATGAAGATCTATAATAAACCACATCTTTTAGATGATCCAGAACAACAAGAGAAGATGCTTGCTAATAGAAAGATAAGTGGTAAATATAAATGGTCAGATGGTAAAGTGTTTACTTATACAGGTAAATATGAAAAGAATCTTATGGAGTTTTTAGATAAAACTTTAGAATACAAATCTGATGAAGTATTAGCCCCTGGTCCTGTATTAGAATATGAATACAAAGGCAAAAAGAAGCATTGGATAACAGACTTTTTGCTCCTTCCTTATAATCTAATTATAGAAGTTAAAGATGGAGGAAAAAATCCTAACAATAGAAAAATGGTTGATTATAGAGCTAAACAAGAAGCTAAAGAAAAAATGATAACTAATCTTGGGACTTATAATTATCTAAGATTAACTGATAATGATTTTTCTCAATTGCTGTCTATCTTAGCTGAGCTTAAGATGAATGCAGTAGAAGATAAAACAGAAAATATTTATAGAATTAATAAATAAGGAGTATGAATATGAATTTTCTTGTAGACTCTATTTCAGACTCTAATAATATAGAGAAAGTTTTAAAAAAAGGACAAAAAGATTCTAGTCCTAAACTTAGTAGTTTATATAGAGAGTATGTAGATGGACTAAAGTCTTTGATAATGAAATACAAAAACAAAAGTTCAGTTGCATCTAGATTAGATCTCGATGATCTTAAGATAACTCATAATTTAAAAGTTATGAAAAATTTAGATAGTGATTTTTTAAAGAGAATGTTTTACATGATACTTGTAAATAACAAAGATAAAAAATCGCAAATTGAATTTATAAAAAAAGAATGTGAAGATAATAAACTTTTTGCAGGAAGATACTATGAAGCACCTGATCTGATGAATGGTATCCCTGTAGTAGAAATCGATGTACAAAAGGCTTTAACTATATTTACAAAAGAAGAAATATGGTTAAATGGTATAGATTCTAAGACTAATCTATTTATACCCCCTAGAGAAATGGGATATGGAAATGAAAAACTAATCAAACATTTAAAATCTCAATCTAAGTATTACAATAAACATAAGTCTATGACAACTTTAAATGTTGTAAAGTTAATAGAAGATTATGATCAAAAGGTATATGAAGAGATTACAGATCATCATAATAATAGAGCCAAACTTGCTAAAGAACTAGAAGAGAATTTTAAAAGAGCTAAAGAAAATAAAAAGAAAGTTATTGCTAAAATAAAGTCTAGTAAAGATGAAGAATATAAAACGAAACATAATAAGATCTTAGAAAAGGTTTCTAAAGAATATCTAAATCTATATGTATCTATAACTAAATACATACGGAGATATAATATAGATACAGCCTTATTGTATAAAGAATATATAGGAAAGGGTAATTATATTATAAACTTCATATATCAAGACGTAGTTAAAAATAATGAAAGATATTTATAATCTAATAACAATATGAGGTATACAATATGGGATTATATAGTAAAGAAAACGTATTACTATCAGAAGAAGTAGCAATGCTTCCTTCTGTATATTATAACGTTATAAATGAAGAAGATATACCAGATATAAATGATAGTACAATAAAAGGGTATTTAGATAACCATGATGATATGATGGGGTTATCAAAACATCCTAAACGTATGGAAATCTTGAATAATTTCTCACAAGCAAGAAAAGACCTAAGAGGAAAAGGTCTTGCTGATATAAAGAGAGAAATAAATAGTAGACCTAAGACTTGGCTTGCTTCTAAAATTGCTAAATTCAGAAATCTGTATACTAAATTTCTTGCTGAGTTGAATAAGGAAAGAGATCTTAGAAAGCAAAATCTTATTAGAAAATTCTTAAGAGTTATATTAAGAATTATAGATTGGATTGCTATAAGATTACAGAAACTTGCTAATCATGTTGGTAAGAAAGATGATAAGTATTCTGTTAATCATATCCTCTCTTATCAAAATAAGAAATATAATGGTCAATTAAGTGCTATAGAAAAATCATATAATGTAGCACTTCCTACAGTATTAAAGATTGATGATGAAGAAAATTTCAACAAGGGGCTAAAATACGGTTCCAAACCCAAGAGATAAGAGAATACTAAATATTGATTTTTACATCATAATAATGATTTACTATACTTTTTTAAGAAAAGAGGAAATTATAAATGGCAACAGCTAAATATAAATACGTTAAAATGGTAGCTCCTGGTGGAGCAGTTTTGAACTTTATTGGTATCGCTGGTACAACTCCTGAAGTTGTATTAAGCACAGACTTGATTAAGAAATGCATCAAATTAGGTGTAGCTGTATTCGAAATCAAAGAAACTGAAGAAGAAATTCTTGGTACAAAACAGATTAAGAAAGAATTCATTCCTTTGACTTTGAAAAAAGAAGCAGAACTTAGTGAAGCTGAAAAGAAAATTGGCTTTAAAGAATTTGATGGTGAAAATGGTGGTAAAGCCGTTGATGAAGCTAAAGTTAAACCCATTCCTGATTTAGAAGAACAAATCGCTAAAAAGATGAAAGATGCTAATGATGAATTTGTTCGTCAATGCATTGCTAAATTTGAAAAAGAAATCAAAGCAAAGAACGAAGCTGAATTAGATCAGGATAAAGATCTTACTGAAGCTGAAATTGTAGAAAAGAAAGCTAAAGCTCACTTCAAAGCATATTTTGAAGATCTTAAAGCTAAAGAAGAAGCCGCTGCTAACCATACAGAACCTAAGACTTCTTTTGATAAAGGAACACGTTATCGCCGTATCTCCGATTTAGTAAAGTTTAAAGAAGAAGCAGCTGCAACACCTGGAACTGAATCTTCTACACATACTTCTAGCTCTGAATCTTCTACACATAGTGCTACTCAGCCTGTATCTGGTGATCCTCAAAATTCTGCACATTCTGGAATTGGAGAATCTCAAGGAGGATATTCAAGCTCCTCTCAAACAGGTCCTCAAGCAGCACATGGCGATCAAGAAGCCCTTTAATATATAGGATAATATAAAATGAGCTTATTTATAAACAAAGAAATATCCCTCTTCCAAGAAGAGGGATATTCTCCAGATAAGTATTTCGAGCCAGATGTAAATAGTAATATTTTATCTCCTAAATTTAACTTTACAAGAGCTCCAGAAAATAAAGAAGAACGAGATAAATGGGTAAAAGTAGCTAGAGAGAATATCTTAGATATTGCTGGTACTGCTAGAATATATGATGGTGAAAACGGATGGCTTCAAATTGGTAAATATAAAGGATCCTCTGTAACCAGATATAATCCAAATGAATTAAGTATGAGCAAGAATGAAGTAGATAAGTATAGTAAGAAAGCAATAGATGCTATCAAAAATATTTCTAATCTAACTGTTCTTGAAAAGATGAAATATTGGATAGAATCTAAAGTAGAAAAGTATAAGCTTTTTATTAAAAATAAGAAAAAAGAACTATTTGCAAAGAAAATATTCGAAACTGATTCTATATTTGTTAAAATATATAAAGCATATGAACTTCTTATAGGCTATATAATAAAAATATTTTTAAAGATAATAGGGTTTATTGTTTCTATGATAGCTAAAGCCCATCGTTATGTAAAGGATAAATATTATAATAGCAAGTATAAGAACGAATTATCTGGTTCTAATAAAGGTAATATTAGAAATGAAATAGAACGTAGAAAAGCTGAAAATGAAGTAAAATATAGAACAGATGTACTTGCAAAAGATAATGATTTAGAAGTTAAATATAGTTAGGTGGATAAATTATGGGATTATTTGTAATCAATGAAGATAAAGATATAAAAGTTTTATCAAATCTAAATGACGATGAACTGTATGATAAATCATCTAAAATAGATTTGAGTAAAGAAGAAGGGTTACACAAATTTGTAAATATGGGTATAGAAAATTTATTAAAAATAGAAAATACAATGACCCATACCTCTGAATTTAATCCTAATGAAGTATATCTGAAAAAAAAAGAAGCAAATGAATATGGTGCTGAAATTATTAAATATATAGGAAAAATGTCAAATCCTACTTTTTTAGAAAGATTACAACATCGTATAGAAAATTATATTACAAAATTAAAATTAAAAACAATCAATAATGCATTTATGGTTAAATATGGCGATGAAGCTATAGGTAAAAAAATTATAAGAGCTATAAAAATAATAAGAGATTTAGTATTGGAAGTTTTAAGTAAAATACTTAGAGCTATTGTAAAAGCATTGGCAGTGGCTCATAGATTTATTAAAGATAAATACAACAATTATAAATATAGAAAAGAAATAAAGAAGTATGATAAAGATTCTTTAAATACAGCAGTAGGATATAATAAAAATGCAAAGATATTTGGAAGCAAATATAGAGACATTGGAAATGATATTAAAAATAATTCTTTAGGATTATCTTAATACCATGAAGATAAAGAAAGGATAATAAAGACATGCCATTATTTACAATGAATGAAGGATATGGATACAATGATATCTATTCATTAGAAGAAAGCCGTGTTACAGATGCTTTTAAGGCTTTTAAAGAAAAAGTAAAACGTCTTTTTACCAAATCTAATGAAATGGTAGCCGACTCCCAGAATGGGGTTACTAATAATGCAGCTAAACAAGAAGTAGAAAAAACTGCTAATGATATTGAAAGAGATATAAAAACTGTTGAAAGCAGTAATGAAGTTAGCAGAGAAGATCTTACTGCATTAGAAAGATTTAAAAAACGTTTAGAAGATAAATTAGAAAAATGGGATAAAGAAATTAAAGAATTGAAATTTAAAGATGAAGGTATTGGTACCAAAGTTATCAATGCTATCAAATGGGCTTTTATTCAGCTTAAGAGAATCTTTACAAAAATTCTTAAATTACTTGTATCTGCTATTTCTAAAATTTATAATAAAATTAGAGGGATAGAATAATGGGATTATTTGTATTAAGAGAAGATAATCAACCTAATCAAACACCCCCTCAATTTTCTAACGGTCAATATAAACAAGGGGACAATGGTTAAACGTCTATGAGCGTTATTATGAACAATATGGTTCAAATTACCGCTCAGGTTCAAAATGGAGAACAGGCTATCAATTCTCAAAATTCCAATCCTCAGCAAGTTACTTCTCAGATTAATGAAAAAGCTAATCAGATTATTAATTTGATCAATAAATCTTCTGAACTTAGTGGATTAGAAAGATTAAAAGTTAGATTAGAAGAAAAGATTAGATCTTTTGATGTTAAATTAAGAGCTATCAATATGAAATCTAAGAGTAATGTTGGAACTAATTTTGGTGAAAAAGTAAAATGGTTTATTCTTCAAATCAAGAAAATATTTGTAAGAATCTTGACTGCTATTGTTTCTGTAATAGGACGACTTCAGCGTACTTGGAAAAATAGATCTCTTGGTAATAATATGAATAAACTCGGGGTTAGAGATGTTAGATTTAATACCTATAAAAAAGAAGGAAACGATTACGTCGAAACATCTAGAAATGTAGCGAGTCAAGCTAAGGAAACGTTAAATAATAACATGAATAACTATAGAAACCAGTTAAGAACTAATAGAAAGTAATTTTAAATAATTGAACATAAAGTTAATACTTAGTATTCTATTTAAATTTAAGTAGAATTTATTTTTAAAAAATCATATATGAGGTGAAAATAAATGAGTTTATTTGTATTTAATGAAAATGAGCTTGATAATGTAGTTATGATGCAGAATGCTTCTCTTAGAAAAAAAGATGGCACTCCTGGAAAAGTTAATAGAAATATGTATCAACACCAACTTAATACAAATCCGGATTATGAACCCAAAAAACCTGAACCCAAGCCGGAACCTAAAGACGGTAAATTCGCTGCTTATAAGGCAAAGGTTGATGCACGAATTGCTAATAGAAAAGCTAATGATGCTTATTATGATGATATGACTGATTTTTATCAAGGAATGACCTCTTCAGGAGAAACACCTGATAATGAATTCACAGTAGTGTTTAGTTCTGCAAAAAAAGCAGCTGCAGATCCCGAAAATGTTGACGTAAATAAAGTAGAAAAAGATGTTGATAAAGCAGTAGAAGCTGTAAAAGATTGCAAAGATCAATCTTGGTTAGAAAAACAAAAAGCAAAACTTGAAGCTAAGATTAAAGAATATGATAATAAGTTTAAGAAGATGGAAGAAGAAAATAAGAAAAATGGTGGAAGCTCTATTGGTAACAAACTTAAATGGGTATTCACCAAGATTAAACAACTTTTCTTAAAACTTATCAAAGCTATCGTTTCGGCATTGGCTTCTATCCAGAATAAATTCCGTAGCAAAAAATAATCTAAATAATAATTAATATGATGAGAGAGAGAAATATCTCTCTCTCTTATTTTAAAATTAGAAGGTAATTTATATATGAGAATGTATTTTAATGAAGATACAAAAAGCGATTCTGAAGAATTAAATGGAATTATTAATGATTTTAAAAATCAAGGAAAAGAAGTAGAAGAACGTTATAGAAAACATAAGGCAACTGCACAAAAAACAAAAGCAAATATGCAGACGGAAAATAAAAAATTTGATGAATTGAAAGGCCTATTAAACCAGCATAAAAGTGATTTTGCTAAAATAGATGAGGCTATAAAATTATCTAAAACAGATCCTAAAAAAGCTAAAGAAATTTTATTATCCTTAGGGATACCTGAAGAAGAAATAGCTGCACATATCAAAGAAGTAAAAGATAAAACATTTTTAGAAAGATTAAAAGATAAATTAGAAGCAAAGATCAAAAAATGTGATCAAAGCCTTTCTGAATTAAGATTTGATAAAGGTATTGCAACAAATGTATTAAATGCTATTAAGTGGGTATTTATCAAAATTAAACAGATATTGATGAAGATAATAAAAGCTATTGTATCCGCTTTAGCATCTATACAAAATAAATTTAGATAAAGTATAGGTGATATTAGAAGGAACATCTTCTTATAATGAAGATGTACAGCCTAATGTATCAGAGGAAACACTTGAAAAGTTTAATGCTATGATGGACAGTGATGAACCTTTTAATCTAGACAGTGAAGATCCTAAACAGAGTGGTGAAAACATAGAAAAGAAAGTTAAAGATGCAGAAAAAAAATGATAGAGTCTTGTAAAAAGCATATAGAAAATTCTGATTCTGATGAAAAACTTCCTTTTCTAGAAAGAATTAAACATAGACTAGAAAATAGTTTGTCTATATGTGAAGAAAGAATAAATAAAGTAAGAAATAAAAAATATGATAATGAATCCTTTACTACAAAGATTAAAGACCAAGCAATCAAATTCTTTAATATTATCAAAAAAGGAATAATGAAAGTATTAAATGCTATCGTTAACCTTATTATAAAGGCAAAAAATTCTATATCTAAAAAATAATTTGAAAGGAAGTATAATAAGATTGGATTATTTGTAATTAATGAAGCATCTGATATGGATAGTAAAGTAAATAAAGTTGATGCTTTCATTAAAGAAGCATTAAGAGAAGCAGGTAATGTTGAAGAAGCTGTAAGAAATTTAGCCGGTTCTGTTCCGACAGATACAAAGGTTATTAATACAGCTATCGCTGTTATTACTCGCACATATACAAAAGATCTTGGTGGATTGGAAAAGATGTGCACTCAGGCTTCTAAGTATATTAAATCTGGTGATGCAACCAGTTCTGATTCTAAACATCTTTCTATCGCTCAGTCTAAAATAGAAAAATTGTTTAGCAAGATTGAAAGTAATAAGTTAAAGAATGATACAATCAAAAATCTCTTTAATCGGATTAAAGCTATTTTCAATAAGATCTATAAATGTTTTGATCGTTTACATGCTGATTTCTAATGATAATCTTATATAAAATATAGACAGATAACCTTGATGGTTATCTGTCCATTTTATTCTAAATGACAAACTTATAATATTTTATGGAGGTGAAATCGACTCTTATGCAAAAATGGAATTTTAAAATTACTGGGAAGATAGTTATTCCAGGAGTACCTTCAGATGATTTAAATATAAAACCGGAAAACTTTAAAGATCTTATTCGAATAAGTGATTATGTAAATAAGAACATGCCGACAATGTTAGCTAAAGTAAGTTTAGATAAGAACTTATTTGATATTATTATACAAAATGCAAAAAGTGCTACCATGCATTTAAAGATAGAAAAATTTAATTCATCCTCAGAATTAGATGAGCCTACTACAGAAACCTATATAGAAGATGAGTATTCTATCTTTGTTTCTAATGATATAAACTACTATAAAGAGTTGGATTATATAGATAAAGAGAATAATGGAGAAGATAGAAAAGATGTATATAAAGAAGTTTATATAGGTCTTATGAGTAAGAAGTGTATAGATTCAAATAAAGTAGTTGCTAATACTACTATGATGAATACAAATATGATGGATATTGTATCTTCATATATGACTAATCTTCATCTTCTTATTGAGCCTTTCCAATATAATAAACCTCAATCTCAATTGATAATTCCTCCTACTGATACATTGACAAGTTTAGTAGATTATCTAAATTCAATAGAAGTGTTCTACCCTACGAAGTATTTATTTTTTATAGATGAACCTATCTGTACTTATCTCATCTCTAAATCTGGTAAGGGTCTTCCTATGAAGAATGAGCAATATAATGACGTTCTTTTAAATGTAAGAGAAATAACAGACCCTAATATGATGAATGAGGGTATGGATATAGATACAAATCAAAATGCTTACTATATAGACGTATCTGTTAGTGATACAAATTATACTATAAACCATGATATATCTAAAATCATAAATAGATTTGATGCTATTATAAATCCTAGTAAAGATAATAGTATTTTAAGTTATGCTAACATTGCTAAGATGAAAGCCTATATAGATAGGATAGTATCTAAATTTAAAGTAATGATAAAGAAAATGGTAAAGAAGATGGGAAATGTCCCAGAGAAGTTAAGTAAGTGGAATGATATATTTAAAAACAATGTTTTAAACAAGGCAAAAGAATTAGCTGAATATCAAAACAAACTTACAGAAACCATAATGGGGCAAATATCTGGATTCCCAACATCTGCTGGAGCTAAACCTGGCAAAGTAACCATCAATGTTCCTATTGTTCAAAGCTCATTAACCTCTGCTATTAGTAAATATATTGGTAATGGATTATTGAATTTCAACAAGCAATATGAAAAGCTAAATAATATGAGTACTAAGTTTGAAGCCAATATAAATAAACTAACCCCTATATTCTACGACTCAGAATATCTAGATAATTATTTAAATTCTGTTACAGAGATTAATGTACAGGATGTAATAGAATCTACAAAGAATTCTATAAATAAGATAAACTCAACCTCATACTCTGCTTCTTCTCATGCAGAATCTAATATATTCTCTAAAACAAATGTATTAGATAATACAATGGATAAAGTTTCATCTATAGCAGATAAAGCAGCTGCATTTGTAAATAAGATAAAACCTATCTATGATAAATTTAGCCCTGTATTTACAGATGCTAGTACCAATATATCTTTTAATGATGTATTTGCAAATTCTAATAAGCTATTAGAAAATGTAACCGAGATGCAAGGATATATAAACAATATTAAAGGAGTTATTGGAAGCCTTAGAGGAGTTATAGGATTTATTACAGGATTTGCCAAAAACTTATTATCCTTTTTCCCTAGCTTTAACGATATTTTATCCTGTGATATTAAGAGTAAGTTTGTATCTTTAGTTACAGATGTATCTGCTATTTCTTTTACTGGAGAATCTATTTATAATAAATTATCTGATGCTGGTAAATATTTGTCTCATGGTGGCTTCTTAGACAATACAGATATGCAACTATTAAAAAATAATTTAGATAGCATTACAGATTTAACCGGTATAGGCCAAATAGGAATAGGTAGTTTTGAATCTGACATGAATGTGGGAGGTAGCTTCGGTAGTAGTAGACCTGGAACACAGATAATTGTCTCAAAGAACGATAATCCTAATGAAGTAAAGAATTTTAAAGCTGAATTAGAAAATAAGATTAATCAATTAACCATAAGCAAACATGATTTAGATCCATCTGTATTTACCCCAAATAAGAGATATGTGGTAAAAAATTATAATGCTCATGCTGATAAAGATGGGTTGTTCTTATTAAATAAAAAGACAGAGATTTATTCTAGAGAAAGTAATATCTTTAAATGTATTACCATGCTAAACTTCTCTAAGATATTAGAAAACTCTACTACAAGTAAAGCTGAGGATGCTAATACAACAACATCTATCAATAATAAAACTAATAAGCAAGATTGGTACAAGAATGCCAATAATATGACAGATAAAGATAATAAGAATATAAACGTAGTATCTAGTGAAGGTAAAGGTATAAAATTATCTTCTGTAACAAGTAATACAATGAAAACATTAGAAATGGGATCTGGTTCCATGTCTGATACAATTTCACTTCTTAAGAAAAAATAAAATAGGAGTAGAGTCGTTAAGACTCTACTCTATATTCTTTCTAATAAGATAGGATTTTCTGAAAAGTATTCATCATTAATTCTTTTCAATGCTTCTGGATTTTCTACTTGTTCCAGGAATACAGTATCTATAGATTCAGGCATTGTTCTATATAGATGAAGTTGATAATCTAGATCTATACATTTAAACCTATTTACAATCTCATCATAAAAATGAGAATCCATATTTTTATTAGGGTATAATTGATTAGCTGTATTATATATTGAATCAGGAGTAGCCTGATCAAATCTTTCATCAATAGTTTTTAATATCTTCAAACTTTGTTTGTAATTAAATAAAGACTTTAAGTTCCTTTTAGGAATACCAGATAAAGTCATAAACCCTGATAACCAAGATTGATTCACTTCAAATTTTTCTATTCTCTGTTTCTTGATTTCTGCAATATAAGAATCTAAAGCAGTATCTGTATTTACTATATAAGATTCATCTATTCCTTCTGTATTTGTTTTCTTCTTAAATAGCATAAGTAAATCTTTTACTTTAGAAGGAAGTTGAAATGCATATTGAGATGAAGTTATAAAAAGAGAAGGAACCTGTATATTTCTATTTTTAAACTTAGTAATCATATCATAAGCCATGACAGAAGTTTCTACAGTTCCTATCTTGAAATAAATATTATTCATGTACTGACACAGCATACTCAATAATGGTAAGTTCTCATTTACTATTTTATATATTTCCTGATTATTAATCATCTTAGTGATATTCTTAGAATTATAATCAGAACAAAATCTTTGCTGGGTAGATGATCCTGAAGTAGGAGAATATAATAAAAATACAAAACTATCTATTCCAGCTTTTCTAAAAAATGATTTATAATGAATAGCTAAGTTAGCTAAACAAGAGGTGATACTATAAGGATGAATAACCTTATAGAAACTAAATATAGGAAGTAATACTTGATACACGTCTATGTATATATTGATCCATTTAGGTTGTTGTTTATCTTTATAATAATCTACAAATAATTTGTTTAGTTTATCATATTTTATGAACTGCCCATATAATATATTTTCTATAGGAACAGCATCTAAATAATCATATTGTTTTACTCGTTGATTAGGCATAATAGCCTCCTATTTATAATCGTGCATAGACCCACCTTTAGAAATAGAATGCTTTCCTGCTTTAGGAGTATATTTCAAACAAGTCTGCCCTGCATTCTTATTATATAATAGAGGAATACATTCATCACACACTCTAGAAAACATCCATTTCGAAGGAGTATATTGTTTCTTTCCACAATATCTACAAGTAAAAGGAAGCACTTCTGCCTCATTCATTCTAGATATACAACTTTCACAGAAAGGAACTCTTAACCCATCAGGTTCAATAGAAGTAGGGTGTTTACAAATAATACATTGGAACCACCACTTCTTAGATCTAAGAGGACTCTCTTCAGAATCTAATACACAATTTTCAAATGTGCATCTACCATACATATCTCTATGCCTACAAGGTTTATCTTCTCCTTGAACTAGGTACTTACACATTTCTAATTGCTCTAAAGATTCATTTTGATTATCTCCCTTTATCTCTTCATATTGATTTTTCATATCAACACCTCATTTTATCCCAAGATATTATTAGGATCAAAGTATTCATCTTCATCGACAATTACTTCAGTGTTTTTTGCTTTTTCAACTTTCTTTTTACCAATTACTTTATTTAGAGAAGAATCAAAATCATCTCTATCTTTAAGATCATTCAATACAGTTTCTGTTTTTCCATAGCCTTTATTGATCATGATCTCAGTAAGTTTATTAGGGCCTTCTTCTGTAATAAAAGAAACCCCTCTCATAGGCTTTTCTTCATTTACATCAACAATCCATTTTCTAAGTTCTAGTTTAGGTTCTCTTCCATTCCAAGATACTTCTCTAAGCATTAATACCATATTACCTGAGCCTTCATCTACTAATTCATTAATTCCATCTTCTTTAATTTCATATTTGATAGGGCCAGCATCTTTTTTGAAAGCCATTTTATTTTCTCCTTAAGATAAAAAATAAATTTAAAAAAGTTACTAAATTATATTAAAGTATTGAGGTAGAGATTTCTCTCTACCTCAACCAGTTTTATTTACATTTCTGTATTAATACCAAGGCTATTGGTTCCGAAATCACCATAACCAAAACGTGCAGCTAATGCAGTAACATCGCTGGAATCAATTCTCCAAAGCAACAAGGAATAGTTTGTTGCAATGACATTACCATTCGGATCCATCTTAGGAGCAATCGGAGCTTTAACTTCGATATTGTAATCCCAATGACCATTATTAGAGGTCTTGTCTCCATAGAGTTTGCGAATAATCTTATAGATATCGCAAGTAAGAGAGATATAGATCTGGGGACGATTGTAATTATCAGAACCAGTAGTTTCTTCACTTACTGCATTCCAATTAACTCCACCATTACGATTAATACCAGAGCTGATTACAAATTCACTAAGCATTTCTTTAGCATCATCGGTGAATTTATAATTACGATAATTACCATTCGGATTATTGAAACGATTAGCACGTTCAATACGGCTATATGCATCTGTATCGCTAGGTTTATTAATATTTTCTAATGCAAAGATAAGATTAGAATCTTTGCCTTCTACAGGTTTGAAGAACAAACGAATGGAGATTTGACCATTTGCTGCTACTTCTAATTTAGATCCATAGTAATCCGTAAATACTGCATGATAGAAACTATTGATCAAATTGCTAAGATCTTTAGTTGTTACATAACCAGCAGATAAGAGCTGCGGAAATTCCAAACCAACTGCACCGATGGTTTGCTTTTCTTTCTTTCTTTCTTCTTTCGTTGTTTCGAATGCATTCATTGTGTGATTCCTCCTAATATATTAGAAATACAAAACTGAGTTAGAACACTGATGAGGCTGCCTATCATCACTAACTCAAATATATAGTATGTAATAGAAATTTCTATTACCCACTACCTAATTAACAGTTAAACTTATAAATTTTAATACTTCTTCTTTGTTCATAGCATTGTTTTCATTGTCATTCAATAATAGATTATAAAGTGATAAGTTTCTCTTTATTTTAGGATATAGTATGCATAATATATTCTTATCCTTTAATTCAACAAATACTATATAGTGTTCAGAATTTTTGTTTTTTATAGCATCTAATCCATTTATTTTTCTATCAAAATCAAAATACGAATCAACGGGCCATTCATTATATTCATTATAAAATTCTTTAAAACCTGATGTAAGAGATAGTTTCGGTAATCTCATTATATTTTTTATAGCTACCTCTTTCTCTATATCTATTATAACTTTATTCAATTGATAATATTCTATAGAAGAGCTGTATTCTTTTAATATAGAATCTATGCTTTTATCATATCCATATTCACTAAAAGATACTATCTTAGTCAGATCAGATAAACTATCTTCTAGATATAGATATACTGTTTTAGTAAACACTAATTTTATAATATCATTTTCATATATAATTTCAGGTATAGAATCCTGTTTTAGATCATACTTTATAGGAAGTCTATTATGTTTTGCAAACATATCTTCAAATATATCATTTTCATAACTCTTTAAGTTCATAAATTTATTGATATAGAATATATCAATATCTTTTATAGAATTGGTAGGAGTATTCTCTGTAATGTATTGATTTATAACCAATAAACTATTTATATTTTCTATCTCTGTATTTAGAAAGCGTTTTATAGTTACAACTAGATTAGGAACAATAGAATTGTAATATAAATATAATTCATTTATACTCATATGGAAAATAGTTCCTACTTCTTTATCTCCAGCATACATATTACCTATATCTAATATTTTTAGATCTACTTCTTCATATTCATCATATAGTTTAACTACTCTTAATAATCTAGGATACTTCATTAAGACTTTTATCTCATTAGAAGTTATAAGAAATTTCTTACCCAATATTTGATCCAAGATAATTATCTCCTTTGAGTTATATATTTCATATTTATAATATACAACCGTTATTAGATTTTAAGATTTGGGAAGAGGAATAGATCCTCTTCCCTCTTCTCCCTATATATCTATTATTTTATTGTTTAGCAAATCAAAAAATTCTTTTAATATTTTTTTATCTTTTTTAGGTTTAGATTTAGTATTTTTAATTCTTCCATACTCAGATAAACAGAGATAAGGATAGCAATCTATATTATCTTCTGTAAATGTATAGTTTTCTTCAATACTAATAGATTTGAGATCATTGAAATTTAATTTAGTAGCTTTCATAGATTTTTGCAAATCAAAATTAACCATTACTGTATTTGCTATTATATAAGCATCGAATTCTTTTCCTTTAGTATCTTCTAAATATTTCATTACTTCATCAAGATCCAAAGATGTATTAAAGTCAAAAGAACTATCTAAAAATAACTTCATAAAGTCACTCATAATTCTTCTAGGATAAATATCTATTAAAGCTTTAGCTTCTGTTCCTTCTTTTAATGTTTTATCAGTATTTAAACTTGTATTCATCAAATAAGATTCAAAATTAGCTTTAACCTTATCAAAATCTTCTACAAGTAAAGGAACTGCAAAAGCCATTATAATATCATCATTCTTCAAATACTTCGTAATATTTTCTTTATCTTTATAAGATGAATATTCGCTTCCTATATTATTGAAGATATTTAGATATCCCATATTATCTTTAAACCCATCAAAAGATACAAAGAAACCAGGTTCTCCTACTTTTAAATCATCATGGAATATGAAATATACTGCAGGACATTCTTCTTTTAATTCTGTAGATTCTATAAATGCATCATGTTTAAAAACAGGCATATTATAGATAGGAATGTAGTTACATACGCTGCGATCACTAAGGTATTTATTAATGCGTTCACTTGCAACCCTCCGATAATAAGTATTATACGAGAACCTGGGATTCCAACCAAGAAACATCAAATTTGATGCTAATCTTTCTTTTTCTTCAGGATCTTGTTCTACCTGATATGCATATGATAAGGTAGTAACTTCTGTAACCCAAGAAACCGGATTAAAGGATAATTTAATACCATTCATTATACCATTATAGTTATTGAACCACTTTATAGCAAAATCTGAAGGAGCATATGTTGTATTTTCTTCACTACCAAATCTAGCTATTTCATCTGGATTTAAGATAGGAATATCAATAGAAGTAGATCTAAGTTTTATAAAAGTTGGTACATCATAATCCAATTTATAATTTATACGATCTAATATCTTTCCTCTATAAATAAACTTTACAGGAGTCATTCTATCATCTTCCAATAATCTATATTTCATATTAGCTAGATAAGCATAGTCATCAGTTTCTGATACAGCAGAAAATAAAGCTTCTTCATATAACAATGAATCAGAACATTCTTCATCTACAGAAGCAGGTTTATATTCCATAGGCATAACATTATCATCTATATTTTCATTAGCTAATAACCGTTTCAGATTGTCATTATAGATATCAGTAACTGTTTTACCATAAATACTCATAGAGAAGTCATCACAATTTTTTCTTCTATCTCTATCATTTGAGTTATATTTATACCAATCATTTTCAAGATCATTTAGATTATCATACTCTTTTCTAAGTATAGGATAATCATTGTCTGTATAATTCTTTACCTGTTTTAATTTTTCTTCATCAGATATATCAGATCCGTCTTCTTTTAAAACAGGAGAATATACTCTTTCTATATTCTCATCTTTAGATGATAAATTAGGAGCTACTAATATCCCATCTCTTTTTTTCTTTTCTTCTGTAGGGTAATAGTCTTTCTCTAATTCTATGCCAGGTTCTTTTATATATCTAAATTTAGCCTTTATCTCATCTATAACATGGTTATCTACGTCTTTAATTCCATTGAATTCAGACTCAAATCTATATATAGATTTTTTTTTCATAAACCATTGTTTATTTTCATAATATAAAGCTTCATTATCTTTACCAAATAATTTCATAGCCTCATCATTAGCTCTATACCATAATCTAGGCAAAGATTTGTATTTATACCAATCTTCTTCAAGTTCATCTTCAGTAGCATAATGATCTTTTATGATAGCTCCACCATGAACTTCTACCCATCTTTTTATTTCATTATATTTAAAAGACCTGTCTTGATCTTGAGAATATCTTTGGATGTTACTATTACTACTATTAAAAAATCCCATATCAAGCCCTCTATTCTGTAATTTTTTCAATCATATGATTAATCTTATTCATTTCTTCTTCTGTATCTGAAACTGTATAAGATTCAAATAAGGGATTCATTCCAACCATTTGAATTTTAGAAGATGCTAAAAGAGTAGTTCCATTAGCATGTGTTTCATCAGGATTGGTTGGAGTCATAGAACCAAATTCTTTATCAGCATCTTTAGATATATTATCCGCATCAGAATTTATTATCTTACTTAACTTCTTAAGTTCTATCTCTTCCAATAAAGGCTCATAATCTACCTGATCATTCATATATACTTTGCTTCCAATGAATGCTTCATAAAGATAATCTTTATCATGAACAGGTCTATCTTCATAAGGTAATCTCAACTCTTCTAACAAAGAGTTGAATACAGAGTTTATATTAAAAGTTTTAATATCATATAATTTCAAATCCGCTTCAGATAAAGTATCCCATGTATCTCTATTAGTAAGTTTTCCATTATCATCTACTTCGATATATTGACTATCTTTATCCAACGTTCTAGCAACTCTGTAAGTAGACCATCCATCATTAATATCTTTATCATGATTATAATTATCAACCATCATTATTGCAGAAAAAGGTTTATAGGTAGTTCCTACCATAGGATTCATTGTAGCAAGACCCATTGCTTCATTCATATTATTTAAGACCTCCAAATAATATTTTTAATTATAAAAATGTCCCGATATTTGTAAAGTATAGATTTTTACAGGGGAGACATTCATTTAAAAAATTATAAATATTACTTAGTAAAGATGGTGATATTTTTTGAGTAAAATACTTAAAGTAGAAGCTAATATAAGAGATTATCTTTTAGATATAGATGATCTTAACAGACCAAAAGTTTTGGATATGGAAAATATTCAAACAGGTACTATGAATTCAGCAGCTTTATTAATCATAAGACTGCTTCTTCTTAAGAAAGGATCTTATCCAGATTTCCCTGATCTTGGAATAGATATTCGAGGAAGATATAGATTTGCTTTTGAAGAAGAATTGATCACACTACGTAATGAATTAGAAGATCAGATATCAACCTACTTACCTGAATTGATACCTGTAGATGTTGAGGTTTCATTATATAGACCTAAAGATTCTTTAGAAAATATGATTCTTTTCTCTATTATAATTAGACAGGTTAAATTTGAAATCTTGTATAATGTAGCCGCTAATACGATAGAAGGGTTAAACTCATAATGAAAATTTGGATTAAAATGAAAGACAACCCCAGTGTATCTAAATTAATAGAAGAATCTGAATTTAATATAGAAACCATGGATAAAGTAGAAGTATCCAATGATAAATTGAAGGATATGTTTAAATCTAAAGCAGCTCCTGGGATTTCTACGAATTCTGGGCCTTCTATAACCTACAATAACAAATTAGATTCTGGTGCTATTGGAGATTATTTAGATACAACATTAGATGGTGCAAAGAAAAGGGCTATTGAAAGAGAAAAAACTGGTGGTAATGCATTTAAAAAGCATAAAGTACCTATTAGGAGGAAAAAGGATTAATTATGGAAAATAAAGAACAATTGAATTTATCCGATCTTGGTTTGGAACCTGAACTTACACCGGCTGAAAAGGTTGCCAAGAATGAAAATAATAAACCTATTGAACCTATTGTGGAAACTGTTAAAGTAGAAGAAACTATTACAAAAGAAGAACCTAAATCTGAAGAACCTATTCAGAAAGTAAGTTTAGCAGATATTGCAAAAAGTACTGTAGTTGATGAAGATGGTAATACTAAATATGATGAAGTAATTTCAAATGTAGATACTATTGCTAAAGTTCCTAAATCTAAAGTAGATGATCCTATTCGTAAGAATTTAGATAGTCTTTATGATTTAGCAGATCATGAAATCGAACGTACTAAGAAAGAACTTACCGATCCTGATGGACTTATTACCAAAGGAAAAGAAGAGTATGTAAATACTCAATATGAAGTTCTTATGAAACGGGCTAAATCTAATGAACGTCTTTCTAAGTTTATTAAACAGATAGAAGATATTATTGAAACAGAACCTCGTTTTGATGGAATTACTGATTATGAACGAAAGGGATATATCTTATTTACAGTAGCTCATGATGAAAAAGTAGAAACCAATAATAAATATTTTGGTATTGAAGAAAAGCAAGTAAATCGTACTCCTCGTATGAGCTCTGATGTATCTAAAGATATTGATAGTATTACAAAAAATGATGATGATTCTAAAGATGATTTCCTTGATCTTCTTGATGACAGCAGTGTTGATCTTGGGGTTAGTCCTAAAAAGCCTGATCTCCCTTATGAAGATGATGAAATCAAAGAAAAAGACGATGAAGATGAAGAAACCTTCACAACTGTAAAGGATACAGAAAAAGAAGAACCTTCTGCAAAACCTATTCTTGCTGAAGAAGAAGATCCTGAAGAAAAAGAACTTCTTTCTGATGTAGAAGAAGATGAAGAACCCAATCTTTCTGAAGAAGAAGTTAAACGTCTTACTCATGATTATAAAGAACAAGTTCTTGAAGCTCTTAAGATGGAACGAAATGAAGGTCTTGATGAATTTGTAATTTCTAAGAAACCTATTAAACTTAAGAGTGCATTGCAGGTAGAACGTTCTGCTTATACAGTAACCTTTGGGTTGCAATATACTGGGAAACAAATTGAAATGACTCCTGTATCTGGAGAAGAATTACTTCAATTCAATCCTCAGACTACAGATTTGACTACCATTGGTGGTCTTAGAAAGTTCTTCAATATTATCTATAACCACACGGTAGGGAAGAAACCTGATATTGATACCTGGTTAAAACAGATCTCTGTTTATGACTTAGATTGTATGCTGTTTACTATTTATATGGCAAACTTTAAAGATGTAAACTATCTTTCTTATCAGTGCCCTAATAATAAATGTAATAAACTTTTCTTAGAAAAGAAAAAAGTAGAAGATATGATCGTATATCCTAATGATAAGGTTAAAGAACGTTTCCAGAAGATTCTTAATGGGGAACCTGTTCAGTCTAAACTCTTTAGAACCAAACCTATTATTATTAGCAAAGATTATGCTTTCAGCTTCTGTACTGAATCTATCTATGGGGATATGATTGAACGTGCTGCACTTTCAGAAGATTTCTCTAAGAAATATAGTACAGTTGTTCAAATCATGGCAAACATTGATACAATCTATAAAGTTAATAGAGCAACCAAGGAATTATATCCTATTGACTTTGGTGTCGTAGAAGATAGCTTGTCTAAAACAGTAATGCGTAAGGTTAAAGCTATCTATGAAATTATGCGTCACCTTTCTCCTGACGAACACTCTGCTCTTATGGGTGAAGTATATAAGATCACTCGTAAATTTACAGAAGAAAAAATCTCTTATCAGATTCCTGCTACAGAATGCACAAGCTGTCATACACATATTGATGCTACTCCTCAGGGATCTATTGATTTGCTTTTCACTCGGGCCTTTTTACCGATCGGGGCACTTTCTATACAGTAATATTTAGCCTTTGCGAATACTATAAAAATAGATTGTCCTTTGAAGAAGCAAAAACCTGTGATGTTGGCTTTTTGTTATACCTACACTTTAGGTATATGAAAGAAATTAAAAATAAGACGGTACAAAATGCCAAACAAAAAGAAGAGATGGATGCGATGTTCAAAGGAGAATAAAATAGGAGGATTAAAATAACTAATTAAAATGAATTTATTAGAATTCTCACAATTAGTATCCTCTAAATCTATGAATAATGAACTACTCTCTAAAGAGGTAGCTTTGTATGATGTAATCTTAGCTTGTTTCGATATAAAATCTATCAAAACGATTTCTATTTTAAAGAATAACAAATTCGAAATAGAATTATCCGATAATGATGAGAGTCATTCACTTCATGAATTAAAGGATACATTAAATAACCAAATAATTCCTGGAGCTTTTCAACCACTGTACAAGATTTCTATGAACTATTCTAAAAATATTGTATGGTTTGATCTTATGGATATTTAATTAGTAATCCCATCTAGCACTAGTTTGCTAGATGGGACAATTAATTAAAAAAGTTTATGAAGAAAGGTAAATTTCTATGAGTGATAAAATCCTTAACGAAGTTTCTAAAGATCAAGAAGAAAAAATCAAACACCTTAAATTAGATCCTCTTAATGTAGCTAATTTTATCAAAGTAAACCAACTTAAAGAAATTAAGAACCCTATGTATTTTGCTAGAAAGAATGTTCCTACAGCAGATGGGTTATTATCTAATGAAATATTTGGTATTACAAAAGAAGACAGAACAACTATCTTCGCATATATTAACTTAGCTGGAGAATCTTTCTTACATCCTCTTGGATATAAGATTTGGTGTAGATTAGATAATAATGTAAAACTATGTGCTCATGAAGTTGATAATTATAAATTAGATGAAGAATCTGGTAAATTAAAACCTGATCCTAATGGAGAAACAGGTATTAAGTATTTACAAAAGATTATCAAAACCATAAAATTTAAGAAAACAGATTCTTTTGGTAGAGAAGTTAAAATTGATTTCTTAGAACGATATAGAGAGAAATTGTTCATAAAAGATTTTGTTGTAATTCCTGTTGGGTATCGAGATGTGAATACAGAACAAGGAAGAGTATCTGTAGGGGAAATAAACAAGATCTATGACTCTATTATCAGAGATTCTAAATCTTTAAAAGAAAGTAATGAATATGGTTTAACCCTTAATGGAGAAATAAGAGGACGTATTCAAGATAATTTAACTGCCGTATATGATTGGCTTGTATTCGGTAGATATAATGGTGAAGATTCTCAAGCTTCTGGCCTTTCTAGAAAGATGGGTCTTATTAGAAGAGCTGGTATGAAGAAGTCTTTTGACTGGGGTGCTAGGCTTGTAATCTGTACTCAAAATCTTAGAAAAGAAGGATTAGAAGATATTGATGTAGACACAGATAGTATTGGATTACCTCTGGCAGCTATCTGTGCTAATTTCTTCCCGTATATGCTATATTGGATTAGACGTTGGTTCGAAAACAATATCTCTGATCAAACTAAATTACTGGTAACTTATTTGAACAAGGATTTTGATCTTCAAAATATAAAAGATTGGCAATCTGTATATTCTGATGAACGGATCAAAAAAGAATTAGATAGATTTATGCATGGTATGCGTAATCGTTTTATTCCTATCGAAGCTCCTATAGATACTTCTAAACTAAGAGGAAAAAATAAAGATAGAAAATTTTATCTTACTTACAAAGGATATCAGGTTTCTGATGAAGAAGTAGCTGAAAAGATGATCAAAGGAGATACAGTAGGACAACTCCCTATTCAACAGAGACCTCTTACCTGGTGTGATCTTATTTATAGAGCTGCTATGGATATTACTAAAGATAAGATTACTCTTATTACCCGCTTTCCCATCGACAGTTATTGGAACCAATTTCCTGCAAAGATAAAGGTAATTTCTACTATCCAAACAGAACCTATGATAGTTGATGGGAAGTTCTTTAAAGAATATCCTAAGATAAGAAAAGAAGATATGAACTCTAACTCTACAAATAAATTCATAGATGTAGCATTACCTAATAACGTTCGTCTTGGATCTATTGGTGGTGACTATGATG